TGAGACGGCCTATCACCACAAGTTTAACATAAGAAAGAGAGAACCGCAAGGAAAACCTCTCAATCTCACCGTCCGCCTTTGGCGGCGCGGTTCGATAGCTCCCCTATCAGGGGAGCCAAGAGTAAAGGAGTAATTATGAGAAAGCGGGCAAAAATGCGGCTGGCGGTGCTGGGCGGGATGATCGCAGGGGCAGTGGCCGGGTGCTGGCTGCTGGATGTACTGGAAGCTGCGGCCAACTGGATGCTGGTGCACTGGATGGGCATGGACATTGGCAAGGCGGCTGCCCGGGCCCCGGCCCTGAGCGGGCTGCTGCTCTGCGGGTTGTTTGGCTTGGGGCTGTATCTGTACTGCCGCTGGGATGAAACCTCTCACCGCTTCGGTCTGGCTGACGCCAGCGCCTTGCGGAGCTCCCCTATCAGGGGAGCCAAGAGTAGAGGAAAAATAGCAGCCCGGCGGCGCCAGCGGTATGGCAAGGTCAACCGCAGACATGCCCGCATGGAAGAGCCGGACTACTGGACTAATCAAAAAGACGCGTAGGAGAACAACATGGGCGAAGCTGAAAATCAGGCCCGGGTGGGGATGAGCCCGGAGGAAACGGAGCTGTGGATCGAGCTGATGGAAAAGGGGCTGGCCATCCAGCACGCGGTGCTGGAGAGCAAGGTGGTGCTGGACAAGCTGCCCAGCGAGCTGCGGATGGACGGCATCAACCTACTGTACTGCCGCCTGACCCGGTGCCGGGCGCAGCTGCTGGGGCTGGTGGGAGAGGAGGAACGATACCGGAATGACGTTTGAAGAGTACGAGAGCGAGCTTGACCGGCGGATCAAAGAGCTGGACTGGAAGCAGGAAAAGGCCCGGGACCGCCTGGAGACCCCTGCCCATGACCTGATGGTACAGGCGAGCCGGGACAAGAATGTGACGCTGGAACAGTTTGAAAAGCTGGCCCGGACATTTTACGGTTGGTGAGGAGAAGCAATTGAAGAAGAAAATGAGCCTGGAAGACGAGCTGGATGTGACCCGGACCAGTGTAGCAGAGCTGACGGGGTGGTGCATCACCATTGCCCTGCATGAGCTGTTTGGAATTGGCCGGGAACGGCTGACCCGGGTGAACAACCGCCAGCGGATGCTGGCCGAGCAGAGCATGGCCGTTATGATGCAGCCCAACGAGCGGGGAATGCCCTCGACCGAAAAAGCCCGGCGGATGCGGGCGGAGGCACTGCCGGAAAGTGTGCCGCGGGAATTCCGGGTGCCTGCATTGCGGGCGGCACGGAACCGCAGGGAGCAGCAGCTCAAGATCGTGGGGGACCGGGCGGCGACCATGGCCTGGCAACTGCACGCCAGGGCCTGCATGGAAGTGCTGGGGTTTGGCCCGGACCGGCTGAACCGCCTATACGATGAGATGCGGCACAACTACGACCAGATGAACACCTGGGGAAAAGAGGATGGCATTGACGTGGCGATGGAGCGGATGCGGAAATGTGCCTGCGACGCCCTGAAAACCGACGACATTGTGGTGGAGGATGTGGAGGACAGCAAGGAGCTGGCCGCCCAGCGCCAGCACTACCATGCCCAGGAGGTGGAATTTTTAAAACGTGCAGCCCTGGCGGCGACGGGCCGGAAGAGCTGCGCCAAGGTGCTGAATGTATTTGACGCCTCTGCCATGGACCGGAAAATGGCTGCCGTGCGGGACGCAGCCGTGGGCGAAGCGTTCCGCAGGAGGGTTTGACCATGGGGTGCAGATACATCTACAGCATTTACGATGCTAAGAGCGGGGCACTGGTGGCTAAAGGGGACGCGGCAAAGCTGGTGGGGCTGGGGCTGTTCCGGGATGCGGGGGTTCTATCGACCAGCTACCGCAAGAACCGGGAGTGCAAGAAACCCCGGAAGTACCGCATTGAGCGGGAAAAAGTAGTGAAGACCTTTGTAATGACCACGCCGCAGAAAGCGCTGCGGAGCATGTACATTTACAGCTGCTATGATGCACGGGACAAGCTGCTGGGCCGCGGCACGGCCTGGGAGCTGGTGGAGAGCGGGCTGTTTGGCAGCGAGACCAGCATCTACTCCTGCTACAACAAGGGCGGAGTAAACGACAGACTGGGGGTGGCCCGGATGACACGGGTGAGCGAGATGCGGGAATTGCAGCCAAAGCGAAAGGCTGCCGTGCACCGGAAGGCGGAGCCGCTGCGGGGAATTTCTCACCCAACGGCTTTACAGTGGGACGTGCATGACCTGCTGATTTACAACCGAAAGGCCAAAAAGCAGGGCAAGCGAGAGCTGACCTATGGGCAGTGGAGTGCCATGGGAAAGCCGGCAGAACCGTGATCTTATTATGAAAGGCAACGGATACGATGGACCGAATACGTCCACCGTATCCGTTACATTTCATAAGTACCTATTTATAAAAAGCGTCCGGGCGGGCGCTTGGGGGAGCTAGTATACCCGTTATTTCTATGACGGTGGGAACCGGGATAAAGAAAGAACGCCAGCAACGACACGCCAGCAGGAGGGTACCGGGATGCGAAGAACCTACACCAGAGAGAAGCGGACTCTATGCGGGAAAGAGTACATGGAGGTGGACCTGTATGCCATCACCCCGGAGGAGCACGCAGCCAAGCGCCGGAAGAAAGGCAGGCCCAGCACAGAGCGCCAGCGCCGCCGGAACGCGGAGCACGCGCGGCGCTACCGGGTGCAAAAGGCCAATGCCAATTTTACGGTGCTGGGGTTCAACGTGACGCTGACCTACGAGGACGGATATCTCCCGGAGGACTGGGAGCAGGCCAAGAAAGATCTGCGCAACTGGATGCGGCGGGTGGTGCTGGCCGCGTGCAAGGCGTTTGACGTGAAAAAAGCAGACATCCGGTTCATGGGGCTGACGGCCTGCGGACGAAAGGCGGGGCGGTTCCACCACCACATTCTAGTGGAGTGCGCCGGGCTGACCATGCGGCAGAATGCCCAGTTCCGGCAGATGCTGGAGGACAAGTGGGCGCTGCGGCAGCCGGACGGAAGCTATGAGCCGCTGGGCACGGCCAACGCCGACCGCCTGAACCTGCAGAATCGGCTGGATGATCTCATCACCTACTTTTGCAAGCACAGCGCCCTGTGCTGGTACGAGAGCCGAAACCTGATCCAGCCGGAGGAGCAGGTGCCCAACGACACCCGATGGAGCCGCAAGCAGCTGCGCGTGGGCTGCACCGAGTGCCGGGACAGCGCCTATTGGTGGGAGCAGAAATACCCGGGGTGGAAATTTGTGCGCTGTGTGGTGCCGGAGCCAGAGGGCCCGGCAGAGCCGAAAGACGGCTGGGATGCAGATGATCTGCGCTGCTATGTGGTGATGGTGCGAAAGTTCGCACCTGACAGACAGAGTACCAGAATTTTGCGCGAGAAACGCGCGGGATATTCTTGCGCACGTTAAATAGCCGGAGGTGAGCAGGTGACCAGAGGGCAGAAGAAGACGGTGCGAAAGGCGCTGCGGCAGTATGGCCGCGGGGCCTGTGAAGTAACCCCGGAAGCCTGGCGCGAGGTGGTGGAGGAGACGCTGGCCTACTACGACCAGGCAGACCCGGTATGTGCCAGGCTTTTGCGGCTGCGGTATCTGGAAGACCAGCCGGAGGAGCGGGTGATCCCGGAGCTATACGTCTGCCGGACGACCTACTACCGCAAGGAGCTGGAGGCGCTGAGCACCGTGGCCATTGCGGCTGCCCGGCGGGGGCTTCTGTAAATTTTGCTGCGGCGAATAAAGGCTGGATGCATGAGCACCCGGCCTTTTTGTGCTGCCAAAAAGTACGCAGTATTTTTGCGTTGAGGTTTGTGATAGGCTGAGGGAAAGAAAACCTCTCAGTCGCCTGCGGCGCCAGACCGCATGGGTGCAAGCAGACGCAAAAGAGAGGGCCTTGCGACAGAGGGGAGGTGTGGCAATGGCTGAAAAGAAACGGGCGTACTGCAAAAACACGGTGCAGGGACGGCAGCGGGGCCGGAAGTACCCGCCCAAGTTCCGGGCCGAGGTGGTAATGGCCATGCTGACCACAAACTCCATCTGTGCGGTGGCGCGGCGGTACGGCGTGCCGGAGAGCACCATCCGCACCTGGGTGGCGGAAGAAGCCCGGCGGGGCGACGTATGGGCCGAGGAACGGCGGGCGGCGGCGCGGGAGATCGCACTGCGGGCCAGCCTTGGCACCCGGGCCCAGGTGAGCTATTTGCAGAGCCGGGTGGAAGAAAACCGGCGGGCCGCACAGGTGAGCCAGAAGCTGCACGCAAGGCTGGACGAGGCGGCCCGGGCCCGGGATTTTTCCATTGGGACCCTGCTGAAAAGCGAGGACGAGGCCCTGGCGGACGCAGCCGAGGTGGGGCTGGTGGTATATGCCAGCCAGGGCAGCTATGACCGCAAGCTGGACCCCAACGAGGAAAAGCTGCTGGCCCGGCAGCTGGAACGGTACGAGGGGCGAACCATGACCGACAAGGACGCGGCCGACATGACCAAGGTGCTGATGACCGTGGCCGAGCGGGCCGCAGCCATGCTGCCCGGGGACAATGGCCTTGGCGAGAAAAACAGCCCGCCGATGGTGGAGATCGGGGCGGAAAAAGATGCCGACGAAAAGGAAATCGTGGTGGAAGTTTAGAGCACTGGTCCGGCAGGACCTCTCAGGCGCTGACGCGCCAGCTCCCCTAATAGGGGAGCCCTTGGCAGGCCGGGCAACAGCACCAGACAGCATGGGTACAAACTGACAAAAAAGGCCGGGCCTTGCGACAGAGGGTAGGTGAGCAATATGAAAAACAGGCAGATCATTTGGAGCCCACAGCCGCGGCAGCTGGCCTTTATGTCCCGCACCGAGGACGAAGCGTTATACGGCGGGGCAGCGGGCGGCGGAAAGAGCGACGCGCTGGTGATCGAGGCGCTGCGGCAGGTGAACACCCCGCATTACCGGGCACTGATCCTGCGCAAGACCTATCCGCAGCTCTCGGAGCTCATTGACAAGACCATGCGATATTACAGACCCGTTTTCCCGAAAGCGCGGTACAACGGCAGCGCCCACTGCTGGACATTCCCCAGCGGGGCAAAAATTTACTTCGGCAGCCTGCACCATGCACAGGACAAGTACAACTACCAGGGCAAAGCCTTTGATTTTATCGGGGTGGACGAGCTGACCCATTTCACCTGGGACGAATACAGCTATGTGATGAGCCGCAACCGCCCCAACGGCCCGGGCACCCGGGTGTACATGCGGGCTACAGCAAACCCCGGCGGGGTGGGCCACGGCTGGGTCAAGGCGCGGTTCATCAGCCCGGCCCCACCGGGCACCCGGATGGTGCAGCTGGTGAACGTGAAGACCCCGGACGGGAAAGAGATTACCCGACGGCGGACCCGCATTTTTATCCCGTCAACGGTATTTGACAACCCGGCGCTGATGGAAAACGACCCGGGGTACATCGGGACGCTGGCCAGCCTGCCGGAAGCGGAAAGGCAGGCGCTGCTGTACGGCAATTGGGACAGCTTTAGCGGGCAGGTGTTCACCGAATGGCGGAACGACCCGGCCCATTACGACGACCAGCGGTGGACCCATGTGATCCGGCCGTTCCGGATCCCGGCACACTGGAAGATATGGCGCGGGTACGACTTTGGATTCTCGAAGCCCTTTTCCGTTGGATGGTATGCGGCCGACGAAGAGGGGCGGCTGTACCGGATCAAGGAGCTCTACGGCTGCACGGGCACACCCAACGAGGGCCTGCGCATTGACCCGGTGGAGCAGGCCCGGCGGATCCGGGAAGCCGAACAGAACGACCCGATGCTGAAAGGACGGGTGATCCTGGGCGTGGCGGACCCGGCAATCTTTGACGAGAGCCGCGGGGAGAGCATTGCGGACATGCAGGAGAAAAGCCCCAACTTTTTGCACTGGATGCCCGGCGACCACACCCGGCTTGCGGGCAAGATGCAGTTCCATTACCGTTTTGCGTTTGGGGAGGATGGCAGGCCGATGTTCCAAGTGTTTGACACCTGCAAGCATTTCATCCGGACCATCCCGAACCTGGTATACAGCGAGAGCAATGTGGAAGACATTGACACCACCCAGGAAGACCACATTTACGACGAGTGCCGCTATGTGCTGATGGAGAATCCCCTCAGCCCACGGAAGACGGCAAAGCCGGAGCCGCTGCGGGACGACCCGCTGGACCAGAGCCCGGCGAAGTTTATGAGAGTTTAACCTCTCATCTACCTGGCTCTCCTTTGCAGGAGAGCTCTGCGACACGCCCACGAAGTGGGATGGAGCGGTGAGAGGTTTTATCTCAGAGCGATAGCCCGGCAGAACCTCTCAGTCTCGCATTCGCTCGACAGCTCCCCTACTAAGGGGAGCCCTTGGCAGGCCGGAACACGGCACCAGACCGCTTGGGTGCTAACAGTCGTAAGAGCGTAGGCCCTGCGACAGAGGGCAGGAGGGTTGAAATTGGAATTTGAAGACGTTTTGACGACAGAGCGGCAGGCCATTGGCACCGAGGAGGTGGCCAAGGCGCAGCAGCTTTTGGAGAAATACAAGGCGGGAAAGGCGGCGTTGGACCAGCGGATCATTGAGAACGAACAGTGGTTCCGGATGCAGCACTGGCGCAGCTACAAGAACAACATGATGGAGGGCAAGCCGAAGCCCGCTTCCGGCTGGCTGTTCAACTCCATTGCGAACAAACACGCCGACGCCATGGACAACTACCCGGAGCCCAACATCCTGCCCCGGGCCAAGGACGACGAGGAGACGGCCAAGGTGCTCTCCAAAATCTTCCCGGTTTTGCTGGAACAGGCGGACTATGAGGAGGTCTACAGTGACACCTGGTGGCGCAAGCTCAAGCAGGGCACCGGTGTCAAGGGGGTCTTTTGGGACCCGGCGCTGCGGGGCGGCGTGGGGGACATTGCCATCAAGAGCATGGACCTTTTGATGCTGTACTGGGAGCCGGGCGTGACCGACATCCAGGACAGCCCGAACCTGTTCAGCCTGGCACTGGCGAACAATGACCAGCTGGCAGCCCAGTGGCCCCAGCTGGAGGGGCACATGGGCGAGAGCCTGACGACCTCCCGATACATCCATGATGAGAGCATCGACACCAGCGACAAGAGCGTGGTGGTGGACTGGTATTACAAAAAGGCCGTTGGCGAGGGGCGCACGGTGCTGCATTACTGCAAGTTCTGCAACGGCGTGGTGCTGTACGCCAGCGAGAACGACCCGGAGTATGCGGAGCGGGGCTTCTACGACCACGGAAAATACCCCTTTGTATTTGACCCGCTGTTTGTGGAAGAGGACAGCCCGGCGGGCTTTGGGTACATCGACGTGATGAAAGACACGGCCACCAGCATCGACGAGATGAACGCGGCCATGGATGAGAACATCAAGATAGCGGCCAAGACCCGCTATCTGGTGAGCGACACGGCGGGGGTGAACGAGGAGAAGCTGGCGGACCTTTCCAAGGACATTGTGCACACGGTGGGCCGGGTGAACGAAGAGAGCTTTTCGCCGTTGCAGACGCCGGTGCTCTCGGGCAACTGCATCAGCTACCGGGACGCCCGGGTGGCGGAGCTGAAAGAGATCAGCGGCAACCGGGACGTGAGCCAGGGCGGAACCACCAGCGGCCTGACGGCGGCTTCCGCCATTGCGGCGCTGCAGGAGGCAGGCTCAAAGCTCAGCCGAGACATGCTGAAAAGCACCTACCGGGCATTTACCAAAGAGTGTTACCTGATCCTGGACCTGATGCGGCAATTTTACGACGAGAGCCGTGTTTACCGCATTACGGGGGCCAACGGCGGGACGGAGTATGTGGAATTTTCCGGCCAGATGCTGCGGCCGACTCAGCCCCAGATGGTGGGCGGCGTAGAGCTGGGAGCCCATGAGCCGGTGTTTGACATTACGGTATGCGCGGCAAAGAAGAGCACGTTCAGCCGCCTTTCCCAGAACGAGACGGCGAAAGAATGCTACCAGATGGGGCTTTTTGCCCCGGCCAATGCGGATGCGGCACTGGCCATGCTGGACATGATGGACTTTGAGGGCATTGAAAAAGTGCGGGAGCGGGTGCAGCAGAACGGCACCCTTTACCAGCAATTGCAGCAGGCCATGGAGCAGCTGCAGAAGCTGAGTGCCATCATTGACATGCAGAACGGAACGAACATGAGCGCTGCGGCCGGAGCGGCAGCTCAGGCTGCGGGCAGTGCAGGCGGCGGCAGCGGCGGGACCACCGACGAGAAGACGACCACCAACGGCCTGGGAGCTGCGGTGGGCGAGGCAGACAGCAGCCTGGCCACCCAGGCAGCCAGAAGAGCCATGAATGTGAACAACCCGAATAGATAGCCCTCTCAGTCGCCTGACGGCGACAGCTCCCCCAAAGTGGGAGCCAAGAAGAGTGAAAGGAGAACAATAGATGATCTACGCGGAATATGTGGAATTTGACATGCCCACGGGGGAGCGGATGCGGAGACTGGAAGCATACGGCCACGCGGGTTATGCCCCTGCCGGGCAGGACATTGTGTGTGCCGGGGCATCCATGCTGATGGAGACACTGGTGTATATGCTGGCAGGCTGTGAAGAAGCTGACTGCTGTGCTTACCGGGAGCCCACAGGGCCCCGCGTCTCGGTAAAGCTGACAGGCAATATTTGCGAGAGTGACCTGGCGGCTATAGAGTTTGCCAAGAACGGCCTGGCACTGCTGGCAGAGCGATACCCGGATCACGTGCACTTTGTGGACAAGAGTAAGGATGGCCAGGAGAAAATGGTGAATTTGCAGCTTTTTGGTGACGGCGGAGACAGCGGCAGCGCCGGAGATGCCGGGGCCGAGGGCGGCAGCGGCATTGTGGAACCGGCCATGAGCCCGGCGGAGGAGCGGCTTGCCCGGTGCAGCGGAGTGCTGAAACGGACGGGCTCCCGAGGAGCGGGCTTGCCCTCTCAGTCGCCTGACGGCAACAGCTCCCCCAAAGGGGGAACCCTTGGCAAGACGGACAACTCTGAGCAGGACGAGGAAAGTTCTGCAGGGCGTGAGAGTGATGGCCCTGCGGGTGAGGGTGACGGCAGCGAGGGCAAAGAAAAGGCCCAGATGACGCCGGAGGAGCACAAAAAGGCGTTCCGGGAGCTGATGCAGGGGGAATACAAGGCCGAGAGCGAGGAGCTGATGCAGCAGGCGGTGGAGCGGGCGGCACAGCTTTTGGAAAACAGCCCCCAGATGAGAGGCTTGCTGGACGCGCTGCACGAAGCCTACGGCGTGGAGGACATGGAAGCGCTGACCGAGGCCGTGAAGAACGGCCGGGTGAAAGACGAGGCCTACTTTGAAAAGCTGGCCATGGAAAAGGGCGTCAGCGTAGCGACCGCCCGGCAGATGGACAAGCTGGAGAGTGAGAACAAACGCCTGACCGCCGCAGAAAAGTTTGCGGAAGACCAGCGGAAAGCGGCCCAGCGGCAGGTGGAAATCGACCGTATCCATGCAGAGTGGGACCGGGAAGCCCAGCAGCTGAAAGCCCAGTACCCGGAGTTTGACCTGGAACAGACGCTGGCAAACCCGGAGATCGCAAATCTGATGCGTCTGGGTGTCTCGATGTCCAACGCATACCGGGCTGTGTACTTTGACCAGATCATGGCCCAGAACGAGAGCCGGACGGCCAAGCAGGTGGAGGACGGCGTGACCGAACGCATCCGCCAGCGCAGTGCCCGGCCCGGTGAAAACGGCACCCGCCCCGGCGGCGCGGCCCAGACCCACACCGACGTGAACGCTCTGACCCGAAAAGAGCGGGAGCAGCTGGAACGGGCAGCGCTGCGCGGCCAGGTAGTGACTTTTTAATTCTTTTACAGGAGGATGACAAAATGAAAATGAAGAACATGATGTTCGACCTGCAGCTGTTTGCGGATGCAAGCACCCAGCTGCAGAACACCACGGGCAGCAGCGGCCTGACCGCCGAGATGAAGACCTACTACGAGAAGCGGCTGCTGGACCAGGCAGAGCCTGCACTGGTGCACAACCAGTTTGGCGACCCGTACCCCATCCCGGCCAATGGCGGCAAGACCATTGAATTTCGAAAATACGACAGCCTGCCTAAGGCCACCACGCCCCTGACCGAGGGCGTGACCCCCAACGGCCAGGCCCTGAAAGTGAGCACCATCACCGCAGAGGTGCACCAGTACGGCGGCTGGGTGCCCATTACCGACGTGCTGAAGACCACGGCGCTGGACAACAACGTGCTGCAGGCGACCAAGATTCTGGCCAGCCAGGCGGGCCGCACTCTGGACAGCGTGACCCGTGATATTCTGGTGGGCGGCACCAACGTGCTGTACGCACCCAAGGTGGCAGCGGACGGTGCGGAGACCGCTGTGGTGAGCCGTGCAGGCCTGGACAAGACCAGCCAGCTGACCGTAAAGCTGTGCATGCGTGCCGCAGCCATGCTGAAAGCCGTGAACGCCGACCCCATTGGCGACAGCTATGTGGCCATTGTGCATCCCTATGTGGCCTATGACCTGATGAACGACCCCAAGTGGGTGGACTGGCACAAGTACACCGACCCCGAGGCCATGTACACGGGCGAGATCGGCAAGATCGGCAACATCCGGTTTGTGGAGTCCAGCGAGGCAAAGGTATGGACCGGCGACGGCTGCCCGACGGGCCTGGCCGTGTTTGCGACCCTGGTGATCGCGGCACACGCCTACGGCCGCACTGAGCTGGAGGGCGGCGGCCTTGAGCACATCGTGAAGCAGCTGGGCTATGGTGATGACCCGCTGAACCAGCGTGCCTCCGTGGGTTGGAAAGCAACCCAGACCGCTGAGCGCCTGGTGGAGCAGTACATGGTGCGCATTGAGAGCGTGAGCGGCGAGTTCAGTGGCAGCGTGACGGCAAACTGAGCCCTCTCACCGCTTCCACGATAGAGCGATGGCCCGGCAGGACCTCTCCGTCGCCTGCGGCGACACCTCCCCTAACAGGAAAGACTCCCTCCGGCCGGAGGGAGATGGCGCTGCAAGCGACA